CCATGTCATCCGCAATGGACATTGTCTCTACCGCCAACTTATCGGCGGCTATCGCGCGCGCACGCGCAATTATAGAGGGATCGGTATCTTCGATCCATTGCTCTAGCGCCCTGCGCCCGATGCCGAGTTCGTAGCAGATCGTTGTCTGTGACTTGCCTGCCTCAAACATGGACACGATCATGTCGTGAGGCAAATCCTCAAGCAGAGCCATGTCCTCTCTGAATTTCGGTCTTCCTGCCACGCTCAGAACCTCCTCAGAGCCGTTTTAATCCGCTGGACGATGTCCAGTACCCATTGCTTAATTCGCTGCATTCTTGAGCCTTCCTGCGAGTTTGGTGTCGAATTTCTTTTCCATGACTTCATTGTCATCGAATTTCAAGTCGTTTTCAAAGTCATCAAATCCTGTTGCACCGCCCAGCTTGAAGTCTGGCGTTGGTTTGAATGCTGTGACTTTGGCTGTTGGGAATAGTGCTTTGATCTTGATGACCTGTTGCATACGCTCATCGGCCATCAATGCCTCGATCTCTTCCATGCTCCAGATGTTCTGGTTGCTGATGTCTTGACGCTCCCGCTGTATTGCCACGGCCTCGTTGACCGTTCTGACAATCACCATGACCTGGCCGTTTTGCATCTCCCACTCAATCCTTGGGATGCTGTCGCTGGCCGGTGATATACCTTGATCGGCTGCCCACTGATCCAGCACGCCATACGCTCTGATCATTCCCGCCAGGCTTGAATCGAATTTCGCCTGATCCTTTGCCGTCACTGCTTGCTGCAATCTGCTGTTCTGAATCCAGAATTTCTCTCTAAGCTGACTGTCTACTAAAGTAATCAGTCGATTTTCTCCCCATTTCCTGTCGCTGACTGCCTTTACTGACTCCAACTCCACCAGTTTGGATTGAACGTAAATCGTCCAAGGGTCTGCTTGTGGACTTGGTGACGTTGCTGGTGGATGCTGTTTACTCTTTTGCTTTGTTGCCATTTCGGTTTCCTTGGTTTTGGTAACACACAGGGGGTAACAAACCTCCGAGTCTAAAGACTCTCGGTTTGTTCCTGTTACCTGTGCGGAACAAACAGGTAACGTTTGTACCTTGTTTGTTACCTGTTACCTGATTATTCATACAGTCTCAGAATGCTTCGCCAGAATCGCTTTTGGCGGTGAGCCACGCAAATCCATCGCTGATGTCCCCACGCCCATACTTCGACAAGTCCTTCCTGATGCGTCCCCATGCCACCTTAAAGCTGTCCTTGTCCTCGTCAGTGCAGCCCATCTTTGACCACAATTCGTTCTTCCAATGCGCCAAATCGACAACCATACGCTGAGTACCTTCGATTAACTTCAAGTATCCATTCTTCTTAATTGCTATTTCCAGACATTGAAGTGACAAGATTTGATTCTGGCCGAACCCTGCATTGCTTTTGCTGTCCTTTTTGTCCTTTTTGAGGTCATCAAACTGTCCGAGCGCGCTGGCCTGTACCGCCAGACTTGTGATCGGCTCGCCAATATGCAGCGATCCAGCTGGCGGCGCGAGTTCGACTTTGACCATCTCAAAGCCTATACGGGTGCCGTCCTCACCGTCCTTTTGCTTGGCTGTGCGGATGATGCCTTTCATGGAGTCCTCAAACCTGATCAGTTCTAGTTCTGTATCCACCGCGCCTAAGAGGCTTGAGTGTCCGCGCAGTCCTTTGGTGGCATCTTTTCCTGAGTGGTGCAGGATCATCAAGGCGCAGCCCTGCACGATCTTCTGGATATTCCCGCAGCTGGAGATGAATGACCCCATATCGCTGGAGTCGTTCTCGTTGCCGCCGCCAAAGGCTCTGGCTAAGGTGTCGATGATGATCAGCTTGAAGTCGATGCCGAGTTCTGTGACCAAGTTTTCCACTGCAATCATGAGCGCGTTGAAGTCTTCTACGCTTGATCTCAGGTTGAGTTGGTGCCTGATGACGTAGATCGGCGCACCATCCTCAGTTCCATGATGCTGCTTGATGGCCTTGATCCTTGCGCCGACACCGCCAAAGCCCTCACCGCACAGGTACAGCACCGCGCCCTGTTCTGTCACCTCGTTTCCCATCCACGTCCTGCCGGTCGCAATTGCCTCGGCAATGTCCAAGGCAATGAACGACTTAAACGAGCCTGGTGGCCCGTAGAGTGCCGTGAATGCGCCCACCGGCAGCACCTTGTCAATCATCCACTTCACCGGCTCGTCTTGGATGCTGTCCCAATGCTCGATGTTGATCTGCTTTGGCGGCTTGACGGGAATAGTTGGCGCTGGCTCTGACTCAAATTCCTTAGCGATGTCCTGCGGTGATGGTGTTGCGTCCGGCACTGAATTCGTAATCGGATTCAACCTTTCGGGCATAGTTACCTGATCCACACTAGTGAGTATTTGCGCTGCCTTGACTAAACACACCAGCTTCTCTCTGCCTGCGCCAGCCTCAATGAATTCATAAGCATCATCGCCCTGCCCTTGCAGTCCGAGGTCAACTACCTTAACCGACTTGGCGATGGGCAATATGGCTTGGGCTGCCTTGTGCGCGTACTGCCAGCCAGGCGTATCGTTGTCCGGCAGGATGATGACCTGAGCGCCAGCGAAGTACTCGGTGATGGCCTCCGGCCAGCTGCCGGCACCAGTGTGCGCCGTTGTTGCAATCATGCCTATTGACGTGATGGCATCGGCTGCCTTCTCGCCTTCCACCAAGAAGATATTCCTGCCTGCTGTCTTCGCGTCCAGCAGCTGCGGTAGGTTGTAGGGGACGATGCGGGCATCTCCAAGGCTTGGGTGCCTACGGCCATCAGCGTCAACCTTGTACAGCCTGTAGGTTTTCCCTGCCTCGCCTACCTTGTACCGCTGCTTGACGAACACCGTTGTCCTATCCTCGTCCTGATACTGCCACTCCTGCTCCAACACGTTGCGCGGAATCGGCTTGATGTTTGCGAGAGGGTCTGGCCGTTCCATGAGTTCCGGCAGTAGATGCAGTTCCCTGATGGTCTGGAACACGTCCTCCTGACTGCACCCACCGTGACAGTGGAACAGCGGTTTGCCGTCATCATTGATGTCTATGCTGAGTGATGGATTCTTGTCGCCGTTGCCTTTGCCGTGACCAGGCACTGGGCAGCTGGCTACCCATTGACCGTTTGCTTTTTTTGCGTTGCCCAGCGTCTTGGCTATTTGTTCTGCTTGCATATTGCCTCTACTTCTTGTATGCGTTGCCCTATCCATGCCATCACAGGTACTGCCATGCTGTTGCCCAAGGCTTTGTACCTTGGACCGTCTGGCGTTGGCTTGCCCTTGGCTTGGATGTCGGTGTAGTTATCGCCAAAGCCCTGCAATCTCTCGCATTCCTTTGGCGTGAGTCTTCTGACGGCCATTGCTTGCACCATGACATTCTCGCCACCATTGTTTCTGCCTTGAGCAAATGCAATGTCCGACACGCATGGGTCTTGTGTTCCATGAATGATTGTGGGTTGCGCTATCGCTGGTGGATGAGCTCCTGCCGCCAATGGATGGCATGGGTCACCTGACTTTGGGTTGTTGCCGTTTTGCGGTGATGTAATTTGTGTTGTATCAAATGGAATCGGTTGAGCCACACCATGCTGGTCAGCCTTGGTGAGACATGGTGCAATGTCATGCATCGGCTCTGTGGCGTTGCCGCCGTTCTCCGGTTTGCGTCCAATCCAGTTGCCAGGTATGCCGTAGGCCGGCACAAACATCGGGCAACCAGCATTAACGTGCTGATTCTCAAGCCCTTGCTTTGTGCCAAAGGTTGTGTCAAGTGTGCTGCTGATTTCGGCAGGCCAAGTTGAAAGCAAATGACCTTGCGCTGCATCCTGCACACTTATGCTTTGTCCTGTTCTTGCACAGAGACTGCCAACGGCAACCATTGGATGTTCTACGTCAACCCCACCTGTTCCAACGCTTGCTTTAATTGTGGGGGCAACACCTTCCCTCTTTTCTCTGCTCGGCGCAGGATTCCTTGACAGGCTGTGGCGCTCAAAAAGTACCGCTGCGGCAGGTCGCCAATCTCCAAGGTATCCGACAACGAACACACGGCGGCGGCGCTGTGCCACTCCAAAGTACTGAGCGTCAAGAACGCGGTATGCGAACCCATACCCGAGTTCCCCCAACCCTCCGAGGAATGTGCCAAAGTCTTGTCCGGCGTTAGATGACAGAACGCCAGGGACGTTCTCCCAAACCAACCATCGGGGGCGATATTTGTCAGCAATGGCAAGATAGGTAAGCATGAGGTTGCCACGCGGGTCATCCAATCCTTTTCTGAGTCCTGCGACTGAGAATGATTGGCAGGGAGTTCCTCCAACGAGAACATCGACATCTGAGACATTCGTCCACTCCTTAAATTTCGTCATGTCGCCAAGGTTTGGCGTTTGTGGATAGTGGTGCGCCAGCACCTGAGATGGGAACTTCTCAATCTCCGAATACGCTACTGCCTCCCATCCAAGGGGATGCCATGCTACTGTTGCCGCCTCAATACCACTGCAAAGTGAGAGATATTTCATGTTGTATTTTTTAGAGGAAAAAAAACCGCTGGTGCTACCCAGCGGTGCTTCAAGCCGATCAGTTAAAACATCTCGTCATCAGCCACTGCTGCGGCCATCGCAGTCTTCGCTGGCGCTGGCGCTGGCGGTATGAACGGCGGCCTTGCCTGCGCCACCGGCGCTGGTGCCGCCTCCTTAGCAGCGTCAGCATCCATGCCAGCCGGACGATCAATCCAACTCACGATGTTGAAGTTCGGTATGCGAGTTGTGCCTTTGCCGATCTTCTCCAGCTTG